TGCACAATATTAGAAAGACCATCAATAAACTTGCCTGCATTGTTAATACCGCGATCCCAACGTGCTTTAACTGGGTCCTGAGACCAACGATCCATCTTACCTGTACGAAAACCAACATCATTAGAAAATTGGGAATAGCCACGGTTAAAAGCTGCTTCATTTTCCTTAGCTGTACGAGTAGCATCAATCACAGCGTCAGCAGTAGAACGAGCGATTTTATTAGAAATATGCTGTCCTTGTGTACGTGCTTCGATCTCCAACCGAGAAGCAATTAGATTCTTTGCTTGTTCCTCGGAAATAACACCTTCGCGAATCATATTCCAATATTGTGCACCATTCATCTGCAATTGTATACGCTTTTCTTCAGGAAGATACATATTCATAACTTCCTGTGCATCATTACGAAGAAGGAGATTAGCTCTCTGTGCAATCGCAACATCCGCTTGTCTCTGAGTAAAATAAGTATCCGCCATAGTCTTTCCAATCTGAGACTCATAAGTAGGAGCACCATACTTATCAAGTAAATCAGACTCGGTGTTAGTTTTACGTGCATCCGACATAGACTTCATAGCAGAAGCATAAGAAGCAACATCACCAATCATGTTAGTAGGTGTAAACTGATAAGGCGAACCGCCTGATCCAGAAGAACCTGAAACAGTATTAGCGGAAGTAGAAGAAGCTGTACCAGCAGAACCACCACTCATCATCAAATAAGGATTTAAACCAGCAGCCTCCAAACGCTCACGCTGTTTTTTAGCGGAGTTCCATTCATTGGCAGCATCAAACATTGACTGAGCAAAGTCACGTGACTTTTGAGACTCAGAACTCGCCCATTCGTTCTGAATTCTCTGCATTTCAAGCTGATGTTTCCTATTCTTATTTCCTTGACTATTATTACCAATCTGGTTAACAACGCCGCCAGCTAAAGCACCAGCGGCGCCGATTGCAGCACCAATCATTCCGTAGACGGTTGGGCGGCAGACTGAGTAGATTGAGTAGGCTCAACAACAGAAGCCGACAAAGAAGCAGCATAAGCCTGCAAATCAGATTCTAAAGATTGACCCTCAGAAAGAAGATGATCAAGCCAAGAAGCCATTTCAGTAGCCGACTGAACATTACGGTCCTTGCAATAGTCAAGCAAGAAGTCATCATTGTAGTTACGAGTATAGTTAGAAGTACGAGGTACAAGACTATTCATATAACGACGTAACTGAGTCTGATTCATATTGTCGATAGCTTTTTGACCAAACAAAATACCATAGTCTGAACAAAACGTAACAGAACCATCTGCATTATGATCAAAAAGAAAATCACCGACGGGATTAGGTTCGGGTAAAACCCCCTGAGCAAGCATCTCGGAGGTCAAAACATACCGACAACTCTGTGAGTGATCGGAAATATCAGAGTTAAGCGAATATTTCGCAAAACCTCTTAAGGGAATATTTTTTTCAGACATAACGATAAATATTAATAAGGTAAACCATCGTAAGACAAATTGCGAGCTACACGAACATCAAAATCACAATTGACAAGTAATTGATCAGTATTCCATGAACCATTAGCGACAATACCAAAAATAGGATTAACAACAGACGGATTTACTTTAAACCACGTATAGAAGCCAAAAGACGCACTGCCAGGGACATTGTTGTTATCAAAATAGAGTTTCAAATAATCCTTTCCAATCGGAGCAGTCCAAGACTTTAAAGTATCAATGAAAGCACCTCGAATAACATCAACAGAAGTTTTCCAACTTATGTAACGAGGAACATAACCAAAAGGCTTAGGATCTTTAGTTGGCTGAACATCGTTAGTATTTAACAATGGGTAAGACGGTAATTCTTCAAAACCAACAGAATCCATCTCAGGAACAGGCCATGAATCGCCATCAACAGTAGTCATAAACTGAAGATCAGGTCCAGTCGGGGCATAATCCAAAAGAGGCACAGCGTGATAAATACACATCAGAATACCATGCTCAGTAGTTTTAAATGTTTCAGGTTTATTTACACGGTAACCGCCAATACCTTTACCTCTAATAATAGCTTCATCAGAAGAAAGGTTAGTATTTTCAACGGCGGAAATATCAATCGAACCGTCAAAACCACAAACACGAGTAGAACGATGGGAAGTGATCGGATTAGGAGAAACACCAAAGTGAGCCTTAACCTGAGAAGCGTAGTTTTGACCATTCGCTTGAGCGATCTCTTTCCATTTCTGTAAACACTCAACAGCACGAAGTTGAAGAACATCAAACTTAGAGGAAAACTCATAAGGAACTTGGACAGTCTTAGTATCGGTTTTCAGATTGGCAACAGAGCCATCAGGAACAGCATAGAAATAAGGACGAGAAGCGTCTGTTTTAGTAGAACCGTAAGCCGTAACAGTCTGTCCACCAGTAGGAGCACCTTCAATAGAACCACGAACACCAATTTGCGCCTCAGGTTCAGCACCGCCAGCACCTGCATTATAAATCGGAGCAACACCTTTAACCGCCATAGACGGAAGATTAACAGGAAGTTTACCAGAAGAATTAACAGGAATAAAAGCTACATCACCAAACTGGGCATTAGGCATAGCACCCATATAAAGATCTTTGTTCCAGTTGGCATATCGAAGCTCAAAAACTGAATCATTGGCGTTAGCATCAAACAAATCTTTAGTCGAAACAACAGGCGTTGAATCCTCACCGTTCCAAAAATCACAATTGTAAGTCCAAGGCTTATTAACCTCCCATTGTGAATGCCGATAATAATCGTTATAAATTTTCTGATAGGCATAGAAAGGAAAAGCAGAAATACGAAGATTAGTAAGCGTCTTAGACGGATCAATTTCACCTACACCTAAATAATTATAAAGCTTTGCAAAACCGAGAGAACGATCAAAACCAAACATATTATTATGATATGTAGAAGCCTTAACATTGTCAATAGCATTGTTCAAAGTAAGAAGATCAACCCAAGGAAGTTTGCGATTGAAAGTAATACTTTGAGCACCTGATGCGGCATAGTTAGGTTGATTCTCCATTGACATAATAGCTTCGTTCGAATTTCTATACATCAAATGTAAAGGAACGAAGAACCACTCATAATACTCACGTATGCGAGTAAATGCAGAAGTGTCAACAGGCTGCGTACGTGTAAACCACTCTTGCGAAATCTGAAACTTATCGCCTGGGAGGCAAAATTTCCAATAAACAGGCAATAGCTCACCGACCTTAGCGGTAAAAGCATTTTTGTTGCCTAAATCAAATCCTGAGCGGCGAGGTTTATTTTTAATATCGCCGTAAGAAAAAAGACCAGCCATAAAAATTAATCTATAAAATTAAACTTAAGTTGAATTATCTCCGTTTCTGAAAGAGTGTCAAGAGGTCTAACAGAAATATCAGTATTTTGCGAAATACGTTTATCCTCGATCTCATATAAGTATTGTTTATAATAATGAATATAACTTTCTGGTATCCCGTCTACCACATCATTATGAATAGACGGGAAACTCTCAATATCAACACCGTAAGCCATCAGTTATCCTTTACAATAACTTCATGCCGATAAGTAGGAGAATAGGACACATGAACAAACTTCTTCTTCTGATAATAGATCAATTGATCAAAAGGAAGATCAGATTCAGCGATAAGATCAAAGAGTGCTCTCAAATCATCACAACGAAGATCAGCAGCCAAACCTTGCATGTGTCGCGAAGTAGAAACACCGCCAACTAAGCGGTTAAGGAGCGGAGTACGGAAACCTGAAGTAACAACAATAGGTTTACCATACATCTCACGAACTGGGTCAAGTATCCAACGACAAAGTTCAAGCAGACGATTAATATCGTCCCAATCAGGAAGATTGTTTTCCTGTGCAGTAGACACCGTAGAAATCATCTCAGTGAAAGAAAAATACTTAGGACTATACATAGCTACAATTTATCAGATAAAACACGAATAGGCTGAATAAACTCAATAGTATAACCACGAGACAAAAAGAAATCAACACGATCTAAAGAAATAACTACCTTAGATGAAGTTTCACCATCATAGTGAAGAAGAACTAAATAAAATTGCTTTTCCATAATGAATTAATGTTTATCACATTCAGCGATCAATGCGCAATTCAAATCATTGAGATATTTGTGCTTTATACGCTGTCGATTATCCGCAGCAACCTCTGCATAAGCGGCTCGACAGAACGGAGACAAAGCCAGCACTCCACGATATGAAGAGCGCATCAACTCGCCGTCAGTAAGTGGATAAAAATATCTAAAATCAACCTGAGTAGACAGGTAATTATTACGAGACCAAGACTCAACCTTTACAAGCTGATCATGAAGATGTTTAGCGTCCATATAACTATAAAAGGCATAAATCGTTCGAAACGCTTTACGTAATTGACCATAAAAAGCAATATGATTGGACGGAACAGTTATCCAATGATCACAAAGATTGCGATAAGCCAAAAACAAGCGATACACAGCTGAGGTACCCTCTAATTCGCTAAAATTGAGATACAAAGATAAACGACAAGCATTGTAGATGAAACGAAGAGTTTCGGGGGCATTGTCCAAACTGTGATCAACTTGCAAATACTTTTTAATAACAAAGAATGTACGCTTTGCCTGCTCAAACAAAGTCACTTCATCGAGGAATCCAAACCTTGCGAGGACTTGTGGTATTTTAGAGATAAAGAGCGCAGTTCTAACATTAGAATCAACATCCGATACAGAAGAGCGATCAAGGACGGGGTATAGTCTATTGACAAGCGACCGCTTAGGGCGGCAGAGTGTAGGCTTATTACCGAGAGTGAGGTAAATTCCATCAACGAATTTATCGAATACTTCTTCGTTTTCTTCGGGCTTAAAAGCTTCGATAAACGAGCGTTCCGCAAAACGCTGTGAAAAACGTCCGAACGGCGCGATTTTTCTATTACATCTATAAAACTCGGGAAGACAGTGAGAGCTATTAAGGTATCCCGCAACGTACGATGAAGCGGAAGACCATACACGTTGCGTATCTGAATTACCAAAGCGCCATGCCTTATCCACAAGCTGTCCAAATACTTGGGCGAGCCGTTCCGAGTCAAAGAAAAATAAGAGATGGAAATGCGGACGGAATGTTTTAGGACCGTATTCTCCGACAGTGTATGAATAAATCTTTTCATTTGTATATTGTTTTATTTGTTGATTAATTCTTTTATGAAATAATTGAACATCTCGGTAATTAAGGTAGGGTAACAAATCGACCATATTAGGATATTTAACAACAGAACGACCGTCAGGATAAACAGTCCTATCAAGATGTACTTTAGCCAAGAGATCGGCAACAGCTTTATCACTGAGATTAGTTGGATAATCAAATTCTTCATCACAAAAAGACATTTTACGATTATAACCTTGAGATGTAACATACGTGTAAACATGATCACGAGGGACACAACAAAGATGGTAAGAATCATTAAGTTTATAAAACCTTGCAACAGGTATATGCTCTGTAGCATAAGTCAAAGTTAGGAAGAAACAACAACGAGAAGATGCAAGCTGAATATTACAACGAAGTTCCTTCTGAATGGCTTTATTGGAAAGACACACCTCACATGTACCACATTCAACATATATGGGATCACCTGTATATCTGTTTTTAATAATAACAGGATGCAAGCAAGAACAATATGGCTTAACTAATGGACTAATCATGCACAAAGGTAAATGATAAAAATTGAAATATGCAAGCAAACATTTTTTTTTAACTATAAATTAACATTAAGAACATACCTATATATATAGTGATGTCACTTTTGCTAATCATGAACAAGGGGGTCTGAATCGGAAAGAACAGTTAATCCGATTTGCTTTCGCACAAAAGTGAAGAGAACTACGTACCATATTAAGATAGCCTAACTTTGTGTTGCCTCCGGCGGCCACGGCTGCGGCCCGTGGACAGCCGACGTTTTTTTCATGCTCGACTCCCGTCTCGTCATAGAGATTTAGGGAGCGTGCCTGCTCCCCCCAAAGGGGCCCCCCATGCGCTGGAACGACAGAAGGGACAGGTAGGATAGTGAAGCAAGAGGGCCAAACGGCTAAAGGCCGACTCATCACGAGCCAGCCGATAATAATTAACCAACAAAATAAACACACTACTTGCGATAGCGTTGACGAGTATAAGAATAACCCTGATTATCGTCAAATTGATCTATCACAGAACGACCATCACGACGGAAAGAACCGAATTTCAACAATGAACCAACAGCATTAGAAAGACCATCAATAAACTTGCCTGCATTATTAATGCCGCGATCCCAACGAGCCTTAACTGGGTCCTGAGACCAACGATCCATCTTACCTGTACGAAAACCAACATCATTAGAAAATTGGGAGTAGCCACGGTTAAAAGCTGCTTCATTTTCCTTAGCCGTACGAGTAGCATCAATCACAGCGTCAGCAGTAGAACGAGCGATTTTATTAGAAATATGCTGTCCTTGTGTACGTGC